CTTTTTTTATTTCAGATGAATTATACCTATAAATTGGACACTTCATGTGATATGATGTATTCATCCTAACAGAACTAGATCACTTGGAGGGATTTCCATGAGCGGTTATGTAAAGAAGAAAAAAGAGATGAGATTCCAAAGCGTTGATGCTCTTCAACAGGTTGTCAATGTGGTAAATGAGGCGGCTGAAGCAGTCCACGATTCTTCAAGAACAATAAGAGAAAGTGCGATTCCCGAGGTTTTAGCGGGTGCGTTGGGCGCTGGTATCGGCGGTGTCGGATCTTTTGCCGCTCTGTACGGTCTGGGTATGGTTGGCCTTTCTGCGGCGGGCATTACCTCTGGTTTGGCGGCTGCTGGTGCGATTGTTGGCGGGGGTATGGTTGCTGGTGTATTTGTCCTTGCTGCGCCGGTTGCTGCTCTTGCGGCTGGTGGTGTCGGTATTGCCTCTCACTTGAAAAATAAGCAGCTCCGGCAAGAAAAGGAGAGGCTATACAAAGAAGTGCTGAAAAGACACGAGGCAATCATACAGGCACTTAAGACTGAAGCCAATGCCGCCCAGGAGCGGCTGGAGTATCTCCAGAGTCTGAACATACTTCTTCAGCAAGCCATCAAGGACTTAAAGTATGATCTGGGTGAACAGTAAGTGGTGGTCACATGGCAAGACGAATCAATATCGATATTAATAAAGCACTGAAATCTGCCGGGCGATTACTCTCTCAAGCTGGCAGAGAACTGATGGCAAACAAAAATAAAGTACTTACTATAATTTCAATTACAGCAATTGCAGACAATATTAAAACTCACTTAGAGAAAAGTGAAGTGGAAAGAGCTTATGAAGAGGATTCTGTAAAGTACAAATCTATAAACCGAAAACATGAAGCCGAAATTAGAGTTCTAAAAGAAAAAGCTGACAGGAGCGCCCTGGCTGAACAACGTGTACAGCAGTTAGAACAAGTGGTGCAGGACATTATAGAGGAGCGATCCGGGAATGAGTAAGTTCAAATATACCGAGTTCGAACAACAAATGAATAATGTACTGAAACATCAAGACGAATCATTATCAGCTATTCAATTTCCGCCCGATGAGCAGATTGATTCTGTAATTGGTAAGGCTGAGGAATTGCTTCGATTATTGGGAAAAGATCCCAATGACGAAAAAAATCTTCCTGTTATCAAGCAAAGTCCCACGGTCATGACAGTCCCTACCTGGGAAGAATTATGTCGGGATGCAGAGCATCATGTAGGATCAAATTGTGGCCTGGAGTCCATTTTTTCTGAGGATGAGCTGAAGAGCAATGAGATTGAGATCCGTAAACTCAGAGAAGAGTATAATGCACTCCATCGACTGGATGCTTTCGACATCTCTATCGTTGCCTTAGCCAGCCTTGTAGGCGCAGCAGTGGACATTCTATTAGTGGGAGTTCCTGAAAAAAGCAAAACAGGTCTAAAAGCTGGTCCTTTGTCAGATTATATTCGGGATTATTTTGATAAGAAGTTTCCCGAAGATGAAATGAAAAAGCTTGCAAACTCCAAGGAGAGTAAAGTGCCATACGATGCCCAGGATAATCGGCATACAACCATCCGTGTGGAAGGTCTTTCTGCTTATTATCATCGACTGCTCCAACTTGGACACGATCCTCTGCTCGGTTTCATTTTTGGTGTTGCTGATATTCTGAACGGTCGAATGACCACCATTGATAAAATGGGTAACATCGTATCCCAGGTAATGGAAAATTATGCGGATCGGACGGAGGCGGATATTTTTGCTGCCATCGCCAAGCAGGTTCTCCATTTTAAGTCCGATGTTACTACTTCTATGGGACTTCCGGTTCCGCTGATGGCATTGTTTAATCTCCTGCAGTTTGGAAGTATAGGCGAAGAGGAGCAGACCATTGCAGAAATCGTACAGGGTATGTACTACGAAGGCTATGACTTCATACATTTCTGCTCCATGTCTGTTTCAGCAATGCTTGTTGAAGTTATTGTACGCCTCGGTTATGCTTTTAAGCGTAAAGTTGAAGGACACCCCATGAGAGAGTGCATTCCTTTCTCACTTAATCGGGATAAGCACCCTAAATTAGCTACGATGCTTTTTGTGGCCCATACTGGAGCCACAGCTGCTAACGCAGGGAAGATTGCATTCACACAGAATCCAGTTGCGATTAACTATCCAGAATGGCTGGCCTTTGCAAAATACTCCTATATTCAGCTTAAGTGGTGTCTTATTGAAAAGCCTACCAAGCGTGATGCGTATATAAGAGGTTGCACAGAAGCAGAACTTAATGAAGTTCTGCGTGAGGCCTCAAATACATTTGATAGTTTTTCCTCTGATTACATTGTAGTATTTCACTGAGAATCCAAAGATATTTAATCCCCACCGGGTTGAATGCCCGGTGGGTTTTCATTTCTCCCACTGAGCTACGGCTTGGTGGGTATTTTTTTGTTTCCCCCCCGGTCGATTTTGAGTCACGCCGTGGCCTAATTGTGAGAGGATGGCTCTCAGAAGGAGGATACCCTATGACCGACCAGGAACGCAGTCTGATCCACAAATATCGACTGGACGGACTAAGTCAAAAGCAGATCTCTGAACTAACTGGGATCGCCTCAAATACCATAAAGGTCTACTGCCACCGTAACCCGCTTTCTCCAACCGCTGTGGCCGACCACAAAGGGCTGTGCCGCCATTGTGGGAAATCGCTGATCCAGACACCCCACAAGAAGGCCAAGCGTTACTGCTCGGATCGCTGTCGCATGGCCTGGTGGAAAGAGAACAGCGCTCAAATGAACAAGAAGGCCTACTACCGGATCGTGTGCCAGCAGTGTGGCAGTGTCTTTGAGAGCTATGGAAATGGAAGCAGAAAATACTGCTCCCGGGCCTGCTACGCCCTTGCCAGGAAGAAGGTGAACAGCGATGGATGAGCAGAGAGAACAGCAGCTTCTACGCTATAGAATGGCCATGTCCATGGCAAAGGAAATGCTGCGACGAGGTCTAATTTCAGAGGAAGAGTACGGCATAATTGATACAATTATGACCAAACGGCACCTCGAAACATCGTGTACTATATTCCACTAAAAACCCTGGCTATTAGGGGAAAACAGAGGTAATATGCTCACTAATACCCAAGGAGGTGGTCTTATGGAACGCATGATTCGGCAAGTTGAATTTCCCGCCGAAGCCCCAAAATTAACCAGAGTAGCGGCCTATGCTAGAGTTTCCTCTGGCAAGGACACCATGCTGCAATCCCTGTCCGCCCAGATCAGTTATTACAGCAATCTGATCCAGAAACACCCCGGCTGGCAGTATTGCGGTGTTTATGCTGACGAAGCCATGACTGGCACTAAGGACGATAGAGAAAACTTCCAGCGGCTGCTGGAGGACTGCCGATCCGGTAAGATCGACATGATAATAACCAAGAGCATATCCCGATTTGCCCGCAACACTGTGACCTTGCTGGAGACAGTTCGGCAACTAAAATTGTTAGGCGTGAATGTCTTTTTTGAAGAACAGAACATCTACACCTTAAGTGCCGATGGTGAGCTGATGATGACCATTCTGGCCTCCTATGCCCAGGAGGAAAGCCGATCCGCCAGCGAGAATCAGAAGTGGCGCATCCGAGCCAATTTCAAGGATGGCCTGCCATGGAACGGCACTATGCTGGGCTACAAAATCCAAGATGGCATTTATGTACCACAAACCGAAGAAGCGGATCTGGTACGTCTGATTTTCAACCTCTACAACAATGGCTGGGGAATCTATAAAATCGCAAAGCATCTGAACCAACTGGGCTACCGCACCAGACGAGGAAACCTCTGGTCTCAGGGAACGCTTCAGAAACTTTTGAAGAACTACACCTACACCGGCAACCTTCTCCTCCAGACTTCTTATGTGGCTGATCACATCACAAAGAAAAAGAAAGTCAACCATGGAGAGCTTCCAATGTACCATGCTCAGAATAGCCACGATGCCATTATACCTTTGGTGGAGTTCCAAACCACGCAGAAGGTTCGGCAGGAGCGGGCCAAGCACTATGTACACCATTGCGATCCGACAGTTGTTTACCCTTTCAGCGGGAAATTGCAATGTGAAGGTTGCGGCAGAAACTATCGCAGGAAGATGGTCAGCCGTGGGCCTGCGTGGCTCTGCTCGACCTATAACACCAGAGGCAAGCAATACTGCCCCACCGCAAAAGCTATCCCAGAGGACACACTGATGACTGTCGCTGCCAGAGTTCTTGGCACAGAGGAATTTGATGAGGCTCTTTTCCTGGAACGCATTGAGCGGATCGAGGTAGGGGCAGAAAATCGGCTGAACTTCATTTTCAAGGACGGCTTCTCGGTACAAACCCTTTGGCAAGATCGTTCCCGCCGGGAAAGCTGGACCGCAGATAAACGAGAGGCGGCACGGCAGACCGCCTTGCAACAGGAAATGCCAGAGAGGTATTCAGATGGAAGGTTCAAGAAAAAGGATAGCGGTTGCCTACCTCCGAGTGGCGACCAAAGAGCAACTCAGCACACCCAAAGGAGGCCCCAGTTATGAGCAGATCCGTCAGATCAGTAACGGTTATCCCGGCCAGTATCAATCCAATCAGCCATTTGCCCATTGCCTTGCAGCGGAAACGGCGCGTGGCAGGTTATGCCAGAGTCTCTACCGACAGTGAAGAACAGCAGACCAGCTACGAAGCCCAGGTGGACTACTACACCCACTACATTCAGTCCAAGCCCGAATGGGAGTTCGTAAAGGTCTACACCGACGAAGGCATCAGTGCCACGAACACCAAAAAGCGCGACGGTTTTAACCAGATGGTAGCCGATGCTCTGGCAGGCAAGATCGACCTCATTGTTACGAAGTCCGTCAGCCGCTTCGCCAGAAACACCGTCGACAGTTTGACCACAGTGCGTAAGCTGAAGGAAAAGAGTGTGGAGGTTTATTTTGAAAAAGAGAACATCTACACCCTGGACAGCAAGGGTGAGCTTCTGATCACCATAATGTCCAGCCTTGCCCAGGAAGAGAGCCGCTCCATTTCTGAAAATGTCACCTGGGGTAAGCGGAAGCAGTTTGCTGACGGCAAGGTGGCCCTTCCGTACAAACACTTTCTGGGCTACGAAAAAGGCCCGGATGGATTGCCCCAAATCGTACCAGAGGAAGCCGAAATTATCCGCCGCATTTACTCCATGTTTATCCTGGGAGGAACATCCTGCTCCATCGCCAAGCAGCTGACCAAGGAAAACATTCCCACTCCATCCGGTAAGAGTAAATGGTCGCCCACCACCATCGAGAGCATTCTTACTAACGAAAAGTACAAGGGCGACGCACTCCTCCAGAAAACCTACACCCTGGATTTCTTGTCCAAGAAGAAAATCACCAACGACGGCAAGGTTCCTCAATATTATGTTGAGAACAGTCACCAAGCCATTGTGCAGCCTTGGGAGTTTGCAATCGTCCAGGCTGAGATCAAACGCAGGAAATCGCTCACCAGGAGGTACAGCGGCCAGAGTGTTTTGGCCACTCACATAATCTGCGGAGATTGCGGCGATTATTACGGTTCCAAGACGTGGCACTCCAATTCCAAATACCGCCGCACCATTTGGCAGTGCAACAGTAAATTTGCTGGGGATGAACGGTGCCGGACACCGCATCTGGATGAAGAAACCGTTAAGGCTTCATTCGTAACAGTGTTTAATACCCTCATCAAAAACCGGGATGCATTGATCGAGGACGGTATCATTATCCAGCAGACGCTGACCAACTGCACGGAGATCGACACCCAGATTGCCGCCATGGTCGAAGAGCAGGAAGTAGTAACAGAACTGATCCGAAAGTGTATCGCCCAGAATGCTTCGGATGCCCTCGACCAAGAAGAATACGCAATTCGCTATGCCGCACTCATGAATCGCTTCGAGGCGGCTTCCGCAAAGCTGGCGGAACTGAACAAAAAGAAACAGGCTCGGGATGACCAAGCCTGCATGATCGGTGGCTTTCTCTTTGAATTAAGAGAGCGGGACGAGCCTCTGACTGAGTTCGATCCCTACATCTGGGCAGTTACATTGGATGTAGTCACCGCCTATCACGATGGTCGCCTGGTATTCAAATTTCGCAATGGTCTGGAGGTAGTGGCGTAAAACCAACATAATATGGCAACCGGCAAGCGGAATAATCACCGCTTGCCATTTTTTCTGCCCAGCAAGCCGCATCGGATGCCATGACCAGCAACTGATCTCTGAAAGAAAGTATGCCGATCTCCGGCTGGCACTGAGTCAGCGGTTCAGTATTCTTTATGAGGTGGAGGCAGTCCTTTGATAGTCTGGATAGATCGTGGATCATCACGAGATCAATCTTTCCAGCTTTGCATTTCTCAATAATCAGCTGGTATTCCTGCATGGCAGATAGATCGGTGAACGGCACTCCGAACTCGGAATACACACCTTCCATACGGAACCGTGGATCTCTTTCCAGGACCAGTTTCATGAACTTGATATGGATTTCTGCTGTAGCCTCCTGCCCATCATCATAGGGCATCCGGGAATAGATGGCCACACGGAACGGCCCGATGTGATTCGGTCTGCTCCGCTTCAGAAGGCATTCTATCATATCCCAGTTAATCATCTGGTACGTCCTCAATCAGTTCTGGAAACATCTGATGCACCTGAGCAATGAATGCAAAGGTGTCCCTGTTTTCGTCCACAATTCTCCTTGCAGCGGTTCGAGCAATATGCTCCAGATTGTTCTGCTGCATCTCTTCAAAAGTCACTGGTGCGAAACCATTGATGTCTACACCGGCGTTAAGCATATGACTGCTCCGTGCAATCATGGGGCAATAGTCCATGTTGGTATTCTCGTGGATGTGTCCGTATACCATCCAGCCTTCGTGGTTGGAAAACGGCCAGGACATCATAGGATAGTGGCACTCAGTAATCTTCCGCTGGCCGTCTGAGAAGAAACGCATCATTTCCACGCTCTCGAACCACTGGCTCAGATCCACCTTCTTCATCCACGCCTTATCATGGTTTCCCACCACTAGATGCTTCTTTCCCTTTAGCCGGGAGAGATATTCTTCTGGTGGTCTTTTGTTGCGGAACATAAGGTCACCCAAAATGTGGACGGTATCCGCATTGGTTACCTTGGCATTCCAGTTGTCAATCATCACCTCATCCATTTCCTCCACGGAGGCAAAAGGTCGGTTGCAGTGTCGGATAATATTTGCATGACCCAGGTGCAGGTCACTTGTATAAAAAATCATTCGTTTTCACCTCACACATAAAACTCTTGCATATCTTCCAGCCGCAAACAGGCAAGCCTGCGTAGGTCTGTTTCATTTCCGCACCCACAGTCGATCCCAATAAGGCCGGGTGCGTAGAAGATTTCAAATAGGCTGTTCTCATCGTATCCTTCGGTATAGAGATTAAGGAAGTAAGTGCAGGTGTGGCCGCAAATGATCGTTGTGTCGGGGATAGGTGGCTCGTCCGGTGGTGGGTCTGGCCGGTCCCATATTCGTTCAACCCGGGTACTGGCCACATTTCCATGCACCAGATAGAAATTCCGGCCATTGACCTCGATCTCCAAATAGTCCGGGAGTTCGCTGACATACTGAAGGATCTGGTTTCTTTCCTCCGGTGTAACTCCATACACCATCTCCCGGTATGTACTCCCGCCACCATTCTGCTGCCACAACCGCCGAGCATGGTACTCATTATGCTTTCCCAGCGTCTTTAGCATCATATCCTCATGGTTGCCGATGATCATGTGTATATTTGGCCGTTTCATAATGTCTTGCAGTATCTCTATACCGTGGGGATTCCGGTCGATCACATCGCCAAGAACATACATCGTATCCTCATCAGAGAATTGGATCAGCTTCAGCATATCCTGCCATTTGAGAATTTCACCGTGAATATCTGATAAGCAGTATGTCATTTGTATCACCACCTTTCAGAGGAAAGGCGACATCATTTGAATACGAGGTCACGAGTGTTTTCCTCGTACTCGGCACAGGCGGCTTCGATGGCAGCCTTTTCCTCGGCACTGTACAGCCAGCCGAACCGCTGGAAGAAGTCCTCCCAGCCAAACAACAAGAACCGGCGATCCTTCTCATCGTGGATCACCACCGGACTCCGGCCTTCGTCCACCAGCTGCAGCACATCGTCCATTCTCCGTTCCAGCTCGGCTTGCTTGAAATGCGGAATGTTATCCAGGTTCAATTTTTCTTCTAGCATTCAATTTCCTCCATTCCCACGAAAGACAGGCCGAACAGATCTCCAATACCTCGCACGGCACCGGCCATGAGCATACACATCCGTTCCAACCCCTCACGATCCAGCGTCGCCAGATACTTTTGCTGTTCCGGTTCGATCAAGTCCGTAAAGCTCAGTGTCTGGCCTTTTCCGTTCCGCTCCACACGAACATATACGCTATCCAAAGAGCGAGGTTTTGGGTAAATAACCTCACTCTGATTCGTCTCCACCATAGTATTCCTCCATATCAACCGGGCGGTATTCCATACGGATCTCACTCAGTTTGTAGTATTCCAGATGCCGATAGGGATCTTCTTCCTCTGCGGTAGTTCCCGCGATAATGTAAAACCCCAGCAGCAGATCATTGTCCGGCAGAACAATTGCTTCCTTAATGATTCCGGTATGGGCATGGTAATCCTCATACACGTCTTGATCTGTGTACATCTTTTCCTGCTCCAATGGAGTGAACATTCGCTTATACACCCAGAACCGGAACAGGCGATCCTTGTTCTTTTCCAAGAACTCAAAGAAACTGCCAGGCGGCGGTTTCATTCATCTCCTGATTTATAGGTTTCATAGTACCACGCTTTCTTCTTCGTTAGTTCTTCTCGTATAGTGCTGACATCCAGCCCAGAGTATTTCTCCGCAGCGTCCACGAAGTCCAGAATGACGGAACCGGAGAGGCAGTAATCATAACCCTCATACCATTTGAATCCGTCATCATTCTCTGTTGGTGTTATTTCCTTATCATAGGAAACGAACAGCGTATCATCTTTATACAGATGGTTAAACACATAGTTGGGTCTGTAAAATAGATGCTTCACTCCCTTTGCCGACATGAAGCCATGCCGCTTATACATATATCCTTCCACATACCATTCGGGCAGATCCTCCGGGAAGATCTTTGTACGGTATCTGCCGTAAGCCAACAGATGACCTTCCGGGTCTGGATTAGACTCCTGGAACCGGCGACCAATTGGGGATCTCATGTACAGCGGTGCTTTTGCCCGTTTCCGATCCTTGGGATTGTAATTCATTTTCTCCATCATCCATCTCCAAATATGTCATTGCAGAACTCCGAAAAGTCCACATCACGTGCCAGCATGAAGGAAGTTCTGTCAGCTTCTGCGTCTTTCTTCCGGTTGAACCGTTTCTCCTCAACAGCTAACCGGTTATAAAGATGTCGGCCTTCTGGCTCAATCATCTTGGGGAAGCCCCAAAAGCAACTATCCAGAGGACTCCACTTGCTTCCGATCCCATCGTACTGGAGGTTTTCAAACCTGGCCTTCACTGCACGGCAGTAAATTCCATCCAGGGAAAACCAAAAGTGGGTAGTATCAACCACATCACAGCGCATTTTATATGGCCACCGCCAGGTATTTAAATGCTCCCAACGATAATTGTCCAGCCGCAGCGTCGCCGTTCCCAGCAGTTTAACCGGCTCCAGCAAAGGGATCTCCTGGTAGGCCACATTGTGCGTTACAGCGGTGTTTCCCGCCTCGTAGTCCCGGAATGCCCCTATCAGTTTTTCAAATCGTTCCCGGGTTGTCTCGTCGCCAGACAGGGCTTCGATGAATGCTTTGATCTCTGCCATCGTTCCGTAGTAAGCTTTTCCAAAGCTGGTGAAAGCGGCAGCAGAATAGTCATCCAAATGCAGACAGTAATACTGTTCAGTCATGGCCAACTGCCTCCTCAGTTTGGATTTCTTCGTAGCTTTCCATAAGGAAATGCACCCGGTCAATACGTTTGTTGATATGCCAATGGCCGCAGTACCAAGCGCCATACTCCAGACGATCCTCAATGGTATCCAGCCACTGTTCCGTGCTGCTATCAACCGTATCCTGGCTAATACCACTTAAGAACGCCTCTCGGGGCGTGTATTTCTCTGGGCAAGTATGGGTCCAGACAAAGTCCACTTTCCACCCCAGTTCTCCCAGCTTCTGCTCAACTCTGGCTTTGATCTCAGCAGACGGCTGCTCATCCGGGAACCAGTGTAGATCACGTTGCAATCTATACCATTTATCGACGGAGTAAGCGCCACCAATAACAATGGCCTTTTTGCCGCCAATGTCGTATACCTCGCCGTCTTTTGCAAATAGCAAATTGGGAAACTCATCTTCCACATATACGATTCCGCCATGCCACTCGGCCTCGTGATAGGTAATGAGAGTCTCCGGCCGCATCTCGTGGTTACCATGGATGCAGAACATGGTGACGCCCAGCTTATTCAACCGTTTCTTTCTATGCCTATCGCCGTGCTTGTTGCCGTAATAGTTCATCCCCACATCACCCAGCAGGACAACGGTGTCATTGCTGCCCAAGCCGAACCGGGTGACAGCTTCTGCAACACGATGTACTTCACCGTGAATATCTCCAGTAATTAGGATCATCATCAATCCCTCCGTTTCTGAGGTTTGCAGCTATTGTCGCGCAAGAAGTAACCACTGTCAACAAAAGTGGCCATTTCATATTTTATATGATTTTTTGAAGTGACCTCCGCACAAAAAACTGCACGGAGGTCATGGGTATGTATGCCTGGTGGTCAACCTTTTGCCCTCTGGCTTATTGTGCAAAAGGAAACGATGAGAATAGAATTACTTAGAATCCAATCTCATCGTCTTTGGGGAGCAGATCCGAATGGTCACGCAAACTTCTTTTCACAGCAGCAGCAATGTCGTGAATGATGCCTCGTTCATACCCGGAGCAGTCGGAGATAAGTTCGAAGAGTTCTGTTTTGTACTCTTCGCGGTTGCCAGTCTGGTTTCCGTTGAGAACCTGGTCAACAGTAATGCCCAGTGCGTTTGCGATCCGCACAACAGATTCCAGGCTGGCGTGCTTGATACCTGTTTCGATATGGCTGATGTAGGACACGGACATCCCGGTATGTTCAGCCAGATCCGCCTGTGACATTTTCTTTAGCTTCCGCAGTTCTTGAATGCGTTTTCCGATGCGCTCATAATTGACGGCCATGGTGTTCACCTCCTTCTGTGCATAAACTTTTCTAATTATACACAGTATAGTAGGTGTGACCCAGTTTAGGCTGTTCAATAAGACCCAGTATTCAAGATATAATATTGAAAACTAGAAGTCAAGGAGGTGTTCAGCAATGTATGAAAAATTGAAGCCTGTCGGCAAGCGTATCCAAGACGCAAGAAAAGCGATCGGCATGACGCAAGCGGATCTGGCGGACAAGCTGGACATTTCCGTTTCCCATATGAGTTCTATTGAAACCGGCCGGGCAAACTTCGGTGTAGAAACACTCATGAAGATCACGGAGATTTTGAAGGTCTCGGCTGATAATCTCCTCAGAACAGACATCCCGGAAGTGTCTGCTATCTACGCAGGTGATATGGATACACTTCTCAGCGATTGCACCGCAGAGGAAGTTGAATCCATGATGACAATGCTGCGTCAAATGAAAACCGCGCTGATAAAAGCACGGCCCACCAATAACTAAATATTTTTTCAAATAACATAACCACAGGTATATTCGTGTACCTGTGGTTATTTCCATTTTTACGGCTTCTTATTTATACTTTTTGCAGACCAAAAATACGGAGTGTGTCCTAATGCGAAAAGTTGAATCCAGGGGCCTGACCAAAGCCCAAATGAAAGAGAAAATCCGGGAGAGATATAAAGGTCATTCCTTGGACGAGGCCGAGGTTATTCCCGCCAGAAAGCAGCGTGACTTTTATGACACTGACGAACACCAGCGAGTTGCCGTCTATGTCCGAGTATCCACTGACAATATCCAGCAGACCAGTTCCTATGAGCTTCAGAAGAATTACTACGAGGATATGGTCAATCGCCACGACAACTGGACCCTGGTAGAAATATACGCCGATGAAGGTATTTCTGGCACATCTCTCAATAAACGAGATGCCTTCAACCGAATGATCGCAGATGCGAAAGCTGGAAAGATCGATCTGATCATCACCAAGAGCGTATCTCGTTTTGCCAGAAACATCGTCGACTGCGTGACCATCGTCCGTATGCTCAATGCCATGCGTCCTCCCGTGGGTATTTTCTTTGAGACTGAGCATATTTTCACGCTGAAAGACAACTCCGAAATGAGCCTGAATTTTACGGCCACCATGGCACAGGAAGAATCCCATGTAAAGAGTTCTATCATGAACGCTTCCATTGAGATGCGCTTCAGCCACGGCATTGTGCTGACTCCGGTTCTGCTGGGATACGATCATGATGACGATGGCCACTTAACGATCAACGAAGAGGAAGCTAAAATTGTTCGTCTGATTTTCTTTCTGTATCTCTTCGGATATACCTGTCAGGAGATTGCAGATACTCTTACGGAGATCGGTTGCGAAACAAAGCGTGGCAACAATGTCTGGAATCCCGGCTCCATCCTCCAGATTCTACGGAACGAGCGATACTGCGGTGATGTGCTGACTCGTAAAACCTTTACTCCAAGCTATCTTGATCACAAGTCACGGAAAAATATGGGCGACCGTACCCAACATCGGTGGAAAGATCGGCACGATCCAATAATCACAAGGGATGACTTCATTGCTGTTCAGCAGCTGATCAATAACGCCAAGTATGGAAATAAGGGCATTCTTCCTGAACTTCATGTCATTAAGGAAGGTGCCCTAAAAGGTTTTGTTCCCATTCATCCTCGCTGGTCTGGCTTTCGTGAGGAGCATTATATCAACGCTTGTATGAGTGCTTTCGCAGACGACGAAACCATCGACTCCCCGGGTGAACAGCAGGTAATCGCCCAGAGCGGCGACTTCGATTTCCGTGGATTTGAAATTGCCCGCTCCCAGTTCTTTGATGTGAAGAACAAGCCGACCGCCACATTCGCTAATGATTCACTAACCTTTAGCACAGCCTGCATCCGCAAATTCGCAAACTGCCAGTATGTTGAGCTTCTGATTCACCCGGTGCAGCATTTCCTTGCAGTTCGGCCTACCAAGAAGGGGGCAAAGAATGCTGTGCAGTGGGCAAAGCTGACAGACGATGGTGCATATGTACCCAGGTACATTGCTGGCACTGCATTCCTGGGAACGGTCTATGGCCTGTTTGAATGGGACCCTACCTTCAAATACCGCATTAGCGGTGTGCGTAAGAAACAAGGCGACGATGCTGTTCTGATGTTTGATCTGCAGGACACAGAAATCTTTATGCCTGAAGAGCAGATCCAAATTCCAGAGGAGCAAATTGCGGACATGGACGGCCAGTCGTGGCTTACTACCGCTCGGAAGTCGGTAATTGGCTATCCCAGCGACTGGGCGGACAGTTTTGGTATGAGTTTTTACCGCCATGCCCAGGCACGCGAATTGGCCTCCTTCATCGAGGACGGCACCTGGCAGATCGCAGAGAAAGCACAGCCTTTTGAAGATTCCAAACTGGCAGTGACCGGTCGTGCAGAACTACAGCAAGGCATTCAGCAACTGATGCAGGAAATAAGACAAGACATAATACAGGAGGGCAATACAGATGGATCTTGACCAGCAGCAATTTATCCTACCCGAGGTGGTTTCTCATGAACCGGCACCGGGAACTGAGGTCATTGAAGACGGCAGCTTTAGCTATGAAGGCTATGAGGTTGTCCGTGGTGAGTTTTTCTCCCACATATACGAACCATCTGTCTCTTTTAAGGACTGCCGGGTGCAATTTAATACTGCTTGCTTGAAAAAGATGCCTTCCGTAGAGTTCGTGCAGTTTCTTGTTAACCCCCACACGAAAAAGATGGTGGTACTGCCTTGCGAGGAAGATACAAAGGACGGCTATGCCTGGTGTACTCGTAACGGCAAACGCAAACCTCGTGAGATCCGCTGCAAACTGTTTTTTGCAAAGCTGTTTGATTTGATGGGTTGGAATCACAATTTCCGCTATAAGCTGCTGGGCAATATCGTTCGTTACAACGGTGAGTATCTGCTGCTATTTGATCTTACCGCTACCGAGGTCTACCAGAGAACGCAGAAGGAAGGCGAAAAACCGAAGACCTCTCGCACTCCCATCTTCCCAGAGCATTGGAAGAACCAGTTTGGTCTGCCTGTCGACGAACATCGTAAATCTATCCAAATCAACATTTTTGATGGATACACCGTATTTACTGTGCCGGATGAGAACGCATCCCCGGCACCTATGACATAATGAAACGGAGGCAATCGCATGGAAGACAGCACAAGCAAGTTATCACTACAACTGGATCTGGCAAAATCCCGTATTCGGATTCATCGGAAGACGCTGACCGCATTGGGGATGCCTGAGTACATACTTCTCATCGTCCATCCCGAGGAAAAGACTCTCGGCATTATGGAGAGCAATATGAATGTTCCAGGCGCACACAAAATCAAGCCCCATACAGGCAAGCAGTGCTACGAGCTGTATAGCACCGGCCTATCCCGGCAATTTCGCAGGGTTATGCCTAATTGGGTTAATGGGGGCAAGTACCTTCTCACCGGACAACTCATGCCCGATGGTACTGCTGTGTTCTCAATGAATGATGCCGTCCATACCGCAACCAGCACGCCGAAGTACCATGACTAATTCTGGAACTCGTTTGCGAGTACATCCAGATTTACGCTTTCTCGTGGCACCTTATTCGGAGCAAGCACACGCCGATCTAAAGGCTAAACTGCTACAGAATGGCTGTTCCACCCCTATCCGAGTGTGGGATAACATTGTCCTTGTAGATTATGAGGCGTTTGAAATATGCAAGGCCCACGGCATACCAATGACAGTCTCTCGTATTCGGCTGGGGAGTCTGGAGGAAGCCACAGCTTGGGTCTGCAAAAATCAGCTGCTACGAAAGGATATTCCAGAGAAATGGCGTCACTATCTGATTGGAAAGCGTTTCTTGGTAGAGAAGGCATTAGGGGCTCATGAGGCGGCGCGTGGAAGGCAATCTACCATGACAAACGCCGTGCTTGTTGACACTGGCCCTTATGATGCAACAGCGTCCAAAACCTGTGAGCGGCTCGGTCTGGAGTATCACATTTGCTTAGTGACGGTGCGGAAGTATGGAATTTTTGCAAGCGTTCTTGACTACATCCGTTCAAAAGAACCTGCTTTAGCAGATCGGATCATCAGCGGAAAGATAAGGATATCCCATGAACATATGGTGGAAATAGCACAGCTGTCTCCTATGGAGTTCAACCGCATGGCAAGATACTTTTTGAAAAGCACGGATCGTCGTCCCACATATATCAAGTTCCGTGCATCATTAGCAGAGACTCGCAAAAAAGAAGCTGTCCAGGTGACCACACCGCCTACAGGCACTATAAAGGATATGCCTGCCTACGATCCCGACAGTGAAGTGTGTAGCCTCGCTCTAACCGTTCCTTCGTGGATCGGATCTATCAACCGGACGCAATCCATGTCTGATTTCACGAAAGTCAGTGAGAGCGCCGGAGCAAAACTAATCTACGAGCTGGATCGCCTGGTTTTCACCGTGGAAGGTATCCGTGCTGCGCTCGTTAAGGAGGTCTATCATGGAGGATCTTAACCAGTTCGTCCCTGATGTTCATTTTGAAAAAATACCAATCCGCAACCTGGTCTCCAACCAGGAATATCAGCGAAATCTGTCCCAAAAGCACATCCGCAGAACAGCAGCCAACTTTGATCTGCTGCAAGTGAATCCTGTAAAGGTCAGTCGCCGTGGCGGCATAAACTATGTGTTCAACGGTCAGCACACTATTGAGATCGTGGCCGCTGTCTCTGGCTCCAGAGATACTCCAGTTTGGTGTATGGTTTACGACAATATGGATTATACAATGGAGGCGGATACTTTTGCCAATCAGCAGAAGTATGTCAAACCGCTACTGCCGTATGATATCTTCGTTGCAAATCTGGAAGCCGGCAATGACAAGCAGCTAATGATAAAAGCCCTGGTTGAGTCTATGGATTTGACCATTGGACCCACCAAGGCGCTGGGCACCATTTGTGCCGTTTCCTCACTGGAAGAAATCTATGATAAGCACGGCTACCATGTCCTGGAGCGTACACTTATGCTCTGTATTGGTGCATGGGAGGGTGAGCAGAACTCTTTGTCCGCCAATATGCTCAAAGGCGTGTGTCGCCTCGTTGTCGCTTACGGTGACTCCATGCGAGATGATATGTTTGTTGAAAAGGTAGGCCGTTACTCCGCAAAGGATATCAGCCGTACCGCAAAGGAACGCCGTGCTGGTTCGCTGGGCTATGCAGAAGCGATGCTCCTGGCCTACAACAGAAAGATGCGGTATCCGCTGCGGTGGGGTAAGCTGTATAACAAGAAAGGCACCGAGGATATGGGTCCTGACGTTGAAACGGATATGGAACCGGAAGACTCGGAGGATGATTGATCTGACGAGAAATCAGTACCGTTTCTTTTGAATGCACCGCTTGACTTACCCGCAGACCAGAGCAATAATGTCAGCACCCCAACATCCAGTAGGAGGTCAGATATGAAGGTTAGCTACAAAAAGCTCTGGAAGCTGTTGATTGATAAAGATATGAAGAAAAAGGATCTTTGTGCAAAGGCAGGTATCAGCCCAGCATCGGTTACCAAGATGGGCCGCAACGGTTTTGTCACCACAGAGGTCTTGGAAAAAATCTGCGTTGCCCTGGACTGTCAGATCGGCGATGTGATGGAGATCATCCCCGTGGAGAAATGCGATGGGCAGGCATAAATGTTTTGGTTATCTGCGAGTTGCTACAACAGAGCAGATCGGGGAAACCCAAGAAAGAGGAAAACTACATGAGAACCTGGCACAAATCAATTCCGATGAAGAAACTTCACGAAGAACTGGGCCTTTACCAGGGTGTATGGTCTTCCCAGATGGATCGTTACTGGGAGTCCAGCGATGGCTACACGGTCAGCAGCCGCCAGATCCGCACACCCATTGGCGCCGTTGAACATCTCGCTATAGAGCGGATTGGTGGCGGCGACATTCCATGGGCCGTAAAACAGGAAATTAAAGATGAACTCTTTGGCTCCAGATCGGTCGCCATCGAAGTGTTTCCAGCAAAGAAGAACCTCGTTGATGTGGCCGATGTGTACCACCTTTGGGTGCTACCGAAGGATTATCAGCTGCCATTTGGCATTCACCCCACGCGCGATCCACAGGGCACCCCGGTACAGCGTGGGTATGACTTTAATATGGATGACGTGCTGGCCTGGAATAACAGCCCAGATCGGCAGCAAGTTTATAAATGACTCGTAGACTCGCCTGTAACAAAACGGGCGAGTTTTCATATTATATATGATTTTTGAGCCACTAGATTTTCGTTACATCATCGGCTATAATGTACTCAAATCACCAAGAAGGAGGTGTTCCCATGACGGATCACCAAAAAATCGTGCAGGAGATCATTCCCGCCAAGCTAAAGGAAATTGAGGCTCGTGAGAATATCCGGGTCATTCACTGTGTCGAATCTGGCAGCCGCGCATGGGGCTTCGCTTCTCCCGACAGTGACTATGACGTCCGCTTCATCTATGTTCGCCCCATTGAGTATTATCTGCGGTTAGATAAGACCCGGGATGTTATCGAATGGCAGCTGGATGAGACATTGGACATCAATGGCTGGGATCTGCAAAAGGCGCTGCGTCTGCTGCATAGTTCCAACCCCACGCTGTTCGAGTGGAATAATTCACCTATCGTCTATAAGACCACCCCAGAGTGGGCGGAGATCTCTGCAATCATTGGTCACTTCTTCCAGAAGAAGGCTGGCCTGTACCACTACCTCAGTACCGCCAAGAAAAACTACAGAGAGTACCTCAAAGGCGACATGGTGAAGCTGAAGAAGTATTTCTATGTACTGCGGCCCATCCTGGCCTGCCGTTGGATTCTGGAGAAGCAAACTCCTCCGCCTATGCTGTTCTCCGCACTGGCGGATGCTTGCCTTGACGAGGCGCTGGTGCCTGCTGTGACCGATTTGCTACGGTTGAAGATGGAAACCCCAGAGATTGGTCTTGGCCCCCGCATCGACATCATCAATGACTATCTGGATGCGTCTATCGAGGAGGTCGACCGGCTGATCCAGGCGATTCCAGGCGATGAGAAAGTCACATGGGATGAGCTGAACAGACTGTTTTTGGAGGCAGTCGGTTTAAGTAGATAAAACCGTACCACTAAAATCTATTACCAATTCCAATTTGTCTAACAAATCACTACACTCGAAAAAAAAGCAAGGCTCCTGCTATTCCGGCGGGAGCCTTTTATCCTATCCGATGAAGATCCTCGTTTCAAAGGTTCCTTTGC